CTCCATGCGTCCTGATCCTGCAGATACTCCTGGCGCTGACTGCTGTAGCTCGCCTGGCTCGCGTCACGGGTCAGGCTGGCGTAGCTCACGCCCGTTCCCATGGCAATCCGCCGCCCCTTCTGCCGCACGAACATCTCGAACTGCGAGTCCGGCGACTGCATCTGCGGCACCACCACGTCCTCGCCAGCCTTCAGGTACTTGAACACTCCGGGCTCGAAATCCGTCACCCTCTGGTTATCCATCACCCCATCGCCGATCAGCTCGCCGTCATCGGTGCGGATGAATCCCATCTGCGACGCCGCAGTCCTGGCCCGGATCGTCGCCGCTTCCTCGTATCCGTTCGCTTGGTGCGCGTCCGCGATTACCGCATGGAGCCGCGGCACGCCACGGGTCTGCCCCAGCCGCTCGGGGAAGAACACATGCACGATGTCCTCCGCCGGCACGTACTCGACCCGGCGCTGCGATGCCGCATTCGTTCCTGACGTCAGATAGTCGCCGGGATGGGCCGTCAGGATCGCGTAGGTCTGCGGGCGCCCCCAGCGGTCGCGCTCAATCCCCATCCGCCAACTGTTGCGCGGATCCTTCAACGGCCCCACATGGTTCAAGTCCAGCTGGTCGCTCTCGATCGCCTCCAGGGCCAGTGGAATCCGGTTGTTGCGGCCGAACGGCTGTCGGACGAAGCGGATGATCGTCTCGCCTGAATCCACCCCGGCCATCACCGCCTGCCACTCAAAGTCCAGCCAGGACTTCTGCCCGGCCACGTCGCAGCTGTCGCGGTTGCCCCATTGCCGCCAGCCCTGCTCAATCGATGAGTTGATCCGCTCGTCCAGCTGGCCGCCGCGTAGCTGCATCACTCGCATCTGCAGCTGGATGCCGTGGGGCCCCACCACGTTGTCCCGCACCAGCCGCTTGATCTGCGGCACGTAGGGGGTATCCCGATCCATCGACCGGGCCCGGTCCCGGATCCGCGGCAGGCTGCCCTGGATCTCGGCGTCGGCGCTCGTGCCCGCCGTCAGCCATCCCGCCGTCAGTCGCCCGCCGGTCGCGGCGGCATAGCTGCGTCGCGCGGGCTGTGGCAATGGGCCGGCGAAAGCATGCTGAATCCGCTGCCAGAATCCCATCAGTTAAACCTCACATAAAGCGTCCGGCCGCTGCCCCTACCGGCGGCGATGCTCTCAGCTTCCTCCTCTCGCGCCACCTCCGCCTTCAGTTGGGCCTCCAGCGTCAGCAGCTCGCTCAGCTCATACCGCTTCACCTGCCTCGTGCCAATCCGGTACTCCTGCGCCCCGCCGCCGGCGATCACAGCTCGGATCGCGGCTTGGCATGCCTCCAGATCCTTCCGCGCCTGGCTGCGGGTGTCGATCGCACCGGCAGCCGTCAGGCTCGGCAGCACCATGAACGATCCCGACCCGATCGTGTAGGCATCTGCCGCCAAAGTCGCCACCGACTGCCAGCTGCCCCGCTGCCCCGCCGGAAACAGGCTGGTCAGCGCAGCGCTCACCGTTGAATCCCACCCGTCCCCGGCGGCGGTGCCGGTCGACTGCGTCTGTCCGGTCGTCACCGGGAACCGGATGTAGGTCGTCAGCACCCAGCCGGCGCCGGCTGTGATCGGGTGACCGGTCGGCGTTGCAGCCGATGCCGTGCCCCAGATCAGGGTGTCGCCCGGCCGGACCTCTGCGGGGAAACTTGCGGTCATCACCAGTTCGTCACGAACCCGCCGCGGCGCCGGGGCTGCTTCGACTCTAATGGGTGCGGCGGCTCGGGCTCAGGCGCTGGGGCTGCCGGCCTCAGCTGCCGTTCGATCTGGTCCCACATCGTTGCCCGGTGGTAGCGACGCGAAAGGATCTGCAGCGCTGCGTAGGCGTAGCGGGTGCAGTCGCCGGCCTCGTCCCTCACGCCCCTCGGCAGATCCCAGTGATAGGACGTCTGCCCCTTGTCGCGCTTTGGCATCCGCTTCCATGGAAACAGCTCATTCAAGAACTGGTCCGTCGCCGCCTGTCCCAGGTGGAGGTAGCCCGGCCCTGGGGTCTCGTTCCGCAGCCGGCCCTGCAGATGGTTGATGCTTGCCTCGTAATTCACCTTGTAGAGCAGCACGCCATTCCGCTGGATTGACTGATTCTTCCTGTTCACGTCTACTGCGACGCCTCGCCCGACCAACGGCTTGCCTCTTGCCCCGTCACCTTTCACCGGCACCCACACGGCCGCCCGATCGCGACACCATGCCCTGACTTCATGGGTGGCGGTGCCGCCGTCGTCGATGGCGCCCATCGCCAGCGGCAGCTCGATGCCATCGTCGCGCTTCCATTTCGTCGCAGCGACCTGGGCCAGCTGGTCAAGGGTCTCTGCCCGCTGCGGGTCGCCGTCAATCTCCCAGTGCCCCAGATGCCAGCCCTCATCGCCTCGGCCCCATCCCCACATGGTCACCACCAGTCGTTCGCCAGCGGTGCCGCCGCCGCCTTGCACGTCAACGCCGGCGGTGATCACGAGCACACCATTCGGCACCGTTCCCACCGCGTAGCCGTTGCCTTTCTTCACGTCATGCCGACGAGATGCCAGTCCGTCGCCACTGAGCTTGCCGGCGATCGTGTCCTCCCACGGCACACCCAGCACCGTGTTGTGAAACGTCTGCATCGGCTCGGGGTCCCCCTTGCGCAGCGCATCCAGTGCTTCAGCGTGCTCTCGAATCAGGATTGCCCAGTCGGCAGCTGGGCTGTAGCTGTACGCCGCCCAGATGTGATAACTGCGCAGATTCGGAACCTGAGACTCTGCAGTCGGACGCCATTCGCCGCGCTCCACCATCCAACGCTTTTTGCTGTGGGGAATCATCTCAGCGCAGTTCTCGCATTGATAACAACCCGCGGATTCGCCATCTTTCTGCATCTGCTCCCATCGCAGCACCTGCATGTGATTGCAGAACGGGCATGGCACATAGAACAATCTGCGGTCACCTTTTAGATACCATTCCTCCGTTTTCATGCCCTTGAAGATCGGCGTGCCACCGAGGCCAATCTTTCTGTCCCAGTAGTAATCAGCTCGATTTCGGCCCAGCTTGATCGGGTCCCCCTCGTCCAGCTTTCGATATGCGTCAAGCTCGTCAAACAGCACCACCTTTCGGCTTTTACGCCTGAATGCCCTGCCGCTGGCGGCATTTACGATGTCAATCAGGCCACCGTTTGACAGCTGTTTCAGTAGAATCGTGTTGCTTGCGGTGTTGCGAGCCTTGCTTTCACATAGCAGGCCGCGCAAGACAGGTGTATCCTCAAACAAAGGCTTAATTTCCTCCTTGCTGTATCCCTCTGCATCTTCTTTCACGGGCTGGACAACCATGATCGGCGATGGATCCTGGTGACTGAAGTATTGAACCACAACCCCTAGAATCTTGGTCCATCCAACTCGGGCGGATTTCATGATCGCAACAGTTTCAACCGTTGGATCGGTGAATGAATCCAGGATTTCGCGCTGATACGGCAGCGTTCGCCATTTGCCACGCTCCGCCGACTGCCCCGTCATCACCGCATACTCATCGGCGTACTCGCTGAGCTTCAGCCGTGGCGGCGGCTTGAACATGCCCAGAATCTTGCCAATCAGCGCCGGAACGTCTGACTCAATCACAGCTTCACCTCGCCAGCCGCAAGCTCGTCAAGGGCATCTCGAATCAGCATCGTCAGGACTTCGATCTCATTCAAGTCAAGATGGGGGATCCGCTGCTTTGCCACGCTTGGCACTCCCAGCAGCCTCGAGCGGCAGATGTTCGCGGCTGTCGCCCACGCCTGCTCAACATCCTCACGAGGCAGCAGCAGCTTTTCTTTCGCCCTGCGCTCAAGCTCCGCCAGGTTCGCCTTCTCGTACTCCAGCCGCGCCCGGCTGATCGTGTAGTCCGGCAGACCCTCATCGGCATGGGGTGGTAGCTGCTGACGCCGACGGTCAGCATCCTGGCGGCGCGGCAGCTCGCGTTTCATGCGCGGCTGGACCGTCTCAGACTGGTGGGGCCCAACCTTGGCGAGGTATTCCGACACCAGCAGGTCAGGATTGAGCCGCAGGGGCTTGGCCTGGACGATGCAGGGGCTGCCCTGCAGGCCACCATTGGCGCAGAGCTTCTCCAAGTTCTGGCGACTGCACTGCCGGCCGGTTGAGGCCTCGATCAGCGCAGCAGCCTTGGTGCTGTTGATGGGTGGGTTCATTGCAACCAGCCTAGACCGGTTGCAGGGATCGGTTGCAATACGCCATTCTTGACGCCTCCAGCACTTTTTTGTCCTTATTCTTAATAACAATCGTCTAACTGTCGCTTCAGTCAATATCTAGAACCCAATAGCAACCTATTTGACAACATTTCTCAATAGAAAGACCGGGGCTCGAAATTAAC